TTCAAATTGAGAAATGCTTTTGAAAGATGGCAAAATGGTATCAACAATATGACTGATAACGAAGGATTAACAAATCCAGCTGATTATCAAGTAGATGCGTTTGTAGATCATTTAGATCGAAACGGAAATACTATTAAATCATACACACTTAGAGGTCTTTTTCCAAAAGATATCGGTGCTATTGATTTAACGTATGACGAACAAACAGCAATCGAACAATTTGTTGTTACATTTGCATACCAATTTTTTGAAACAAATACGACAACTTAATATACGTTTTTAAAACTTATATAAGTAGTAGTATAGGAGATTATTAATATTATGGCAGATTTGTTTGGTTTTTCGATTACTCGAAAGAAAAAAGAACAAGACCCAAAACAAAGCTTTAGTATACCTACTGCGGACGACGGTGCAACAACCGTCGCCGCTGTTGGTGGTGCTTTTGGGCAATTTTTAGACTTAGAAGGTACTGCTAAAAACGAAGCAGACTTAGTAAGACGTTATAGAGAAATTTCATTACATCCAGAGTGTGATTCAGCGGTAGATGATATCGTTAGTGAAGCTATTGTTGTAAATGAAAATAGAGATTCAGTTCACGTAGATTTGACAAATTTAGAATTTGGTTCAGAAGTAAGAAGAAAAATAGAAGAAGAATTTAAAAATATATTACTTCTAATGGATTTCAATACAAGAGGACACGACATCTTTAGAAGATGGTATGTAGATGGCCGTATCTATTATCAAAAAATTATTGATAGAGAAAATCCTAGAAATGGTATTACAGAATTAAAATACATTGATCCTAGAAAAATTAAAAAAGTAAGAGAAATTAAAAGATCAAGAGGTTCAAATAGTTTAGATGTACTTACAGAGTTTGAAGAATATTATATATTTAATGAAAGAGGTGTATCAGGCGGTACTTCAAGTTCAGGTATAAGAATTGCTCCAGATGCAATTGCTTATTCTAATTCAGGTTTAATAGATCAAAATAGAAATCAAATATTATCTTATTTACATAAAGCAATCAAATCAGTTAACCAATTAAGAATGATTGAAGATGCTATGGTGATTTATCGTATTGCCAGAGCACCTGAAAGAAGAATATTTTATATAGATGTAGGTAATCTTCCTAAAATCAAAGCAGAACAATATTTAAGAGATGTAATGGCACGTTACAGAAATAAACTTGTTTATGATGCTAATACTGGTGAAATTAGAGATGATAGAAACTACATGAACATGTTAGAAGATTATTGGTTACCACGTAGAGAAGGTGGTAGAGGAACAGAAATCACTACATTACCAGGTGGCCAAAATTTAGGAGAAATTGCCGATATAGAATATTTCCAAAAGAAATTATATCGTTCTCTTAACGTTCCTATTAGTAGATTAGAATCATCTTCTGGTTTTAATATGGGCCGTTCTGCTGAGATTAGTAGAGATGAAGTTAAATTTACTAAATTTGTAGGTAGATTAAGAAAGAAATTTACAGAACTATTCAGTGATATATTAAGAACACAATTAATATTAAAAGGTATTATTGCTGAAGAAGATTGGGCATCAATTGCTAGTACATTAAATTATGATTTTTTAACTGATGGTCATTTTGCTGAATTAAAAGAAAGCGAAATGATGAAAGATAGAATAGCACTTTTACAAAGTATGGAAAGTTATATTGGTAAATATTTTTCTAATAATTACATTAGAAAACATATATTAAAACAATCTGATAGAGATATTGAAGATATTGATGCTGAAATTAAAGATGAAGGTTCTGATAAAGAAATCTTAGATGTTCAATCTAATATAAAAGAACCAGTAAAAAATAAAATAGAAAATAGTGAAATAATTGATTCAACTAAAGATTTATTGAATGAAAAGTGGTAATAAATTATGCAAGACGAATCTGATATCCTTGCAGAAAAAAATAAACTAATACTTTCTTTAACAGAAAAAACAAAAGAAGAAATTAAATCCTGGATTACACAAAATGAAAAATTCAAAGAATGGTTATTGGAAGATTATATTATG